ATTTAGAAAAGGTTAATAATATATTATCTAAAATAAATTATTAGTTTTAAATAGATCTCTTATAATTAGCCGGTTGAAATATACCGGCTTTTTTTATGGTTATTAAAAAATCCTGGTGCTTATTATCTGGGGCTATGGTTAGCTTTAATTGAAGTAATAGCCATACTAGTTTATATAGCCATACAATAGATTATATGAGCTTATAAGAGCTTATAGGATACCGGGCTATTAATTGGGGTTATATCATGCACAACGCCCCTACAATCCCGGCTCATATAAACTTGTAAACATAGGAAACCGGCTTTTATTTGATGGGGTGGGGTATTTTTAACGCCTTTATCGTGGGCTAATAACAGTTAGATATGAGAACATAAAGCATATACCCTTATTTTATGGGGTGTTATAGCTTACAGTTTATTTTTATAGTTTCTTTTAGTTTATTTTCTATTGATATGCTTGTAATTCCTATCTAAAAAGGCCGGTTAAATTGTGATAGATAGCCTATGTAGGGGGTGCAACTGACAGGGTGGGGGTGTGCGTTAGCGTATACAACTCCGACCAAATTTTAGAAAAAAGGGACTGTAAACGAACACGACCAGGTGGGGCATGGAAAGTATTTGTAAACTCCATACAACATATTGTGTTTTTTTGGGGAAGGGTTTACATATATTGTAAAATAATGTAATAATAGGTGTCATAGTTAACATATAATTAGCTATACTGTAATGACACTTACAGATATGCCTTAGACACAGGTAAAAAATGGCTTCTAATGACAGTTTTATAACTAATGACCATGCCGATTTAACTGTCCCCATCGTAACTGAAATAGATCTGGATATTAATTCAGAAAACATACTCAATATCGTTGCATATATATTCCCTAGACAAGAGGATACTTGTGCAGAATGTAGAATAGAGTTTGAAGAAGTAATAGATAAGTTAATTAACTACTATACTGAAGCAGATAGGGATAATCTTAATCAAATATATTCGATAGCACACGAATTGACTCGACAAGCAGAACGCTTGAGAGCTGTAGCTTCTAAAATAGAGGAATCCGAAGATAGTTATTTCCCCCCTCTTGATGAGGAAGAAGAAGAAATAAATGGAAATTCCTATGAGTTGGAAGAAAAGTGAATTAAATCGAATAGATCTTGAGCAGTTATTACAATATGCAATAAAACAGAAGTTATCTAATACCCTAACCACAGTAAAAGCGTGGTGTAAGAAAAATAAGATCCCCTACGATATAACCTTAGAAGATCTAAAACCTTTCCCCCTTACTTGTCCTGTATTTAATACCCCTATTGATTGGTTGAAAGAAGGACAAGGCCCTTCAAATGATTCTCCATCAATAGATCGTATGAAACCAGACTTAGGATATGTTCCAGGGAATGTAAGAATAGTTAGTCAGAAAGCTAATCGACTAAAACAAAACGCCACTAAAGAAGAATTAGTAGCGATAGTAGATTACATGGATGATTAAAACAGAATGTTATTATAGGTATAAAAAAAGGGAGTTAGTATATCCTATATACTATACCCCCCCGGACTGTAGTCCTGTTATACCATGTAATTTGCAATCGGTCAAACTAAATTTTAATTAATTTCATATGTTGACATAACTATGCCCTTAATGATATAAATACTATGAGCACAACTCAGATTAACCTTCATTATATTCGTGCTGCTATTCTGGCTAACACCGGAGTAGATCTTGGGTTTGACGAGATAAAAAAACTTCTTGTAGAAGAAAAGCTCATAACCCAATCACAAGCGAGTAAAATAAAGATACTTAAAAATTATAATGAGTATTATGATGACTACACTACAGGTAGATCGTCTTCTAGTAGTGGCTCGTCTAACAAGGAAAAACAATGAAAATGAAAGTTGAAAAAGCTAATTGTGGTGCATCAACCAAAGCCCATAAAGGGTTTAATATGGGTGGTGGGTATCAGAAACTATCTAATACTAGCCGACTATCTAAAGATGCTGACAGAGAGCAAAATCTTAAAAAGATGGGTTTAAGCACAGGAGCTATGGTAGAGCGTAGAGAGAAATCTGACGCTAAGAAAGCAGCTCAAGCTAAAACTGAATCTATGAAGAAAGGTGCTCAAAAAGGATCTAAAGCTAAAACTATGCAGTCTATGAAAAAGAAAGACGAAGTTAAGGCGTATGGTGGAAGCTACATGATGGGTAAAAAGAAAAAGAAGAAGTCTTACTAATATATGGGGAGTAAGTTTAACCCTATTAAATTTTGTAAGAAAGCTAATTTAGTACCCACAAACAAAAAATACTTACAGATGATGCAAGTGTTTAAGATAACCATAATAGCGACTATAATAATAGTATTGCTATCTTTCTACTAAAGAAGGGCGTTACTATTGAATATTGAAGACGCATATTATGCAGGTAAACAAATTGTCTGCGAAAATGAAAAGCTAGTATCGTATGACGCTAGTTTTATTATTGATGGAACTAATCCTGATATAAAAAATTATAAAGAAGTCATACCAAGAGTTTATACAACTCCTTTTTTGAGTAAAGGGTTCTGCAAAGAGCTATTAGAAGAGTCGATACGACTAACTACAAAAGGAGATACCTTTGAGGTAAACCCTACAGAGGTCGGATCAGTACAAGTACCTGAGTTTAACTTTAAAAAAGTCCCAGGTATTTATAATGTACTTATTAGAGCTGTAAAAGAAAACTTAGTACCTATATTTAATCATTTATGGGGAAGGGCTAAGTATTATGAAGCTACTATACAGATAGCTAACTACAGCCCTAAAGAAATATCTGAAATATCGTATCACTTCGATAGTGCTGGGGATGTTTCAGTAGTAGTCCCACTTAATACAGGAGAGTATGAAGGTGGGGGAACAGAATTTTTGAATCGAGGTACAGTTGCACCATTATCAAATGGAACAGCTTTATTTTTTGATTCTTTTACTAATAAGCATAGGGGTCTGGCTGTAACAAAAGGACAACGATACCTATTAGTAATGTGGATAAAAGGTTATAATTATAGCTTTGACTTAACCAGGGAATAGAATATGGAATTTATTTTTGATTGTATAACAACCTGTACCTATATAATAACAATAGCATCAATTATTGCTGCTTACACTCCTAGTGAGAAAGATGATCGCTGGATCTCTAAATTATATGGTTACTTAGATATTATTGCGTTAAACTTTAAAATTAGACGCTAATGCCCACCAAAAAACCTAAATCTAAAGTAAATAGTGCAGGTAATTACACTAAACCAACCATGCGTAAGAATCTCTTTAATTCAATTAAAGCAGGATCAAAGGGTGGTAATGCTGGACAATGGTCTGCAAGAAAAGCTCAGATGTTAGCAAAACAATATAAAGCAAAGGGTGGGGGTTATAAATCGTAATGGCCCTAGCTAAATCCCAAAAGTCCCTAAAGAAGTGGGGCAAAGAGAAATGGCGTACTTCTGATGGTAAGCCAAGTAAAGGGAAGAAAAGATACTTACCAGATGCTGCTTGGAAATCTTTAACAAAGAGTGAGAAAGCTGCAACTAATAAAGCAAAGGCTAAAGGCAATGCGAAAGGTAAACAGTTTGTAAAACAACCTAAAAAAATTGCTAAGAAAACAGCAAAACATAGGAAATAAGCATGGCACATGAGAATCGTAAGGCAGCAATGCTTAAAAAACATGGCTTAAAAGGAGTTAATAAACCTAAAAAAACTCCAGGACATAAAACAAAGTCTCATGTGGTATTAGCCCAGAAAGGGCATGAGTTAAAACTAGTTCGGTTTGGACAGCAAGGCGTTACAGGGGCAGGTAAAAACCCTAAGAGTGCAAAAGATAAAGCAAGAAAAAAATCTTACTATGCTAGACATAATGCTCAAGATTCTAAACCAGACAAGTTTAGTGCAAGATATTGGAGTCATAAAACAAAGTGGTAGAAGAAACTAAAAAACTAACAGAAAAACAAGAAGCCTTTTTGGAAGCTCTATGTGGAGAAGCCAAAGGTAATATTCGTGGTGCTATGAACATAGCTGGATATTCTGAGAATACTAAAATAAGTGAAATAGTAAGTTCATTAAAAAATGAAATAGTAGAAAGATCTTCTTTGTTATTAGCAATGAACGCCCCTAAAGCTACATTTAGTATGGTAGATGTATTAGATGATCCTGGACAGATGGGTGCACGAAACGCAGTTTCGGCAGCGACCCAAATTTTAGATCGAACAGGGCTTGTTAAGAAAGAACAAATACAAGTAACTACAGATACAGGTGGGCTATTTATACTGCCACCGAAGAAGGAAAATGACTCAGAAGATAATTATACAGGAGAAGTGGGAGAGTAAGACTCGCCCCAATCCTACAGCTAAGATACCTTATGGGTATCAAGCAAACACAGAAGATCCATTACTTCTTGAGCCTATTCAAGAGGTAGTTGAGAAGGTTAGTGTTGCATTATCGTATTTAGATAATGGACATTCTTTAAGAGAGACTGCAAGGTGGTTATCTGAAGAAACAGAACACAATATTTCTCATCAGGGACTATCTAATATATGGAAGCGTTTTAGAGGGGATACTAAAAATAATCCAAGGGCGAAGAAACTCTCAGAGAGGAAAAAGAAAAATACTCCTAAAACAAAGAAGGCGAAGGAAGAGTATCTTCTTCGACAAAAAAGAGCAGCCGGAAAACGATCAATTACTGTTGCCGAAAAGAAATTAAAAAAGATTACTAAAGCGACAGAGGATGTCGCACCCAATGGGTTAGGTGGTACTGAAAGTATACAGACACTACCTCAAGATAAAGAGATTTTATTTAGACCTAATCCTGGGCCACAAACAGAATTTCTCGCAGCAAATGAAAGAGAAGTTTTATATGGTGGTAGTGCCGGGGGTGGCAAAACTTATAGTTTAATAGCCGACCCTATGAGGTATTTCCATAATAAGAATTTTAATGGATTGATCCTCAGAAGGACAAATGACGAATTAAGAGAGATGATCTGGAAGACTCAGGAATTATATCCTAGAGCATTTCCAGGTGCTAAGTGGGGAGAAAAGAAGTCTCAATGGACTTTCCCTAGTGGGGCTAGATTATGGCTTACTTACTTAGAAAGGGATGAAGATTGTTTAAGGTATCAAGGACAAGCGTTTAGTTACATTGGCTTTGATGAATTAACCCAACACCCAACGCCTTTTGCTTGGAATTATATGAGATCTAGGTTAAGAACTACAGATCCTGAACTTCCAATCTTTATGAGGGCAACAACCAACCCAGGTGGCCCTGGGCATAATTGGGTAAGGGAAATGTTCATTAAACCAGCTCCAGAAAATAGGAGCTTCCCTGCAACTGACATTGACACAGGAGAGGTATTAGAGTATCCTGAAGGACATGAGAAAGCTGGTCAAACTTTATTTGATAGAAAGTTTATACCGGCTAAATTAAGAGACAACCCATACCTAGTTAGAGATGGGGCGTATGAAGCCAACTTGCTATCATTACCAGAAATGCAAAGAAGGCAACTCCTAGAAGGAGATTGGTCAGTAGCCGAAGGTGCTGCTTTTTCAGAGTTTAAAAATAGTGTCCATGTTGTCGAACCTTTTGAAATACCTTACGATTGGACTAGGTTCAGGTCTTGCGACTTTGGGTACTCTAGTTTTAGTGCAGTACATTGGTATGCTATTGACCCAGCTTACGAGAATTTAGTTATTTATAGAGAGTTATATGTTGCTAAACACACAGCAAGAGATTTGGCTAGAAAGATCTTAGCCATAGAAACAGAAGCCAAAGAACAAATGGCTTATGGGGTACTAGACTCTTCATGTTGGCATAACCGGGGACAGTTTGGCCCTAGTATCGCAGAAGAGATGATGGCTGAAGGAGTCAGGTGGAGACCTTCAGATAGAACAGCCGGTTCTAGGATAGCAGGAAAAAACAGATTACATGAATTATTAAAAGTGGATGAAGTAACAGATATGCCTGGTATTTGTTTTTTTGAAACTTGTAGGCAGGTCATTTCCGATTTGCCTGTTATACCTTCAGACCCAAAGGGGACTGATGATATAGATAAAAGATATGCTTCAGATCACGCATACGACAGTATTAGGTATGGGATTCAAACAAGACCAAGAACTGTATCTTTATTCGACAGGGAAAAGCCACAATATAAATGGAGACCTGCCGATACAACCTTTGGGTATTAAAAAATTATGGCATTAGTAAAAAAACCAACAGACGATGAAAATTTATCTTTTGACGCAAAAAGGGATAATGATTCAGTATTAGCTCTTGGAGAAGAGGGGGATGTTGAAAATCAAAACCTATCTTACTCTGGGATAGTAGATTATATTGAAAGTAAATTTAATAAATCTAAAGATAATAGAGCTTCTGATGAAGAACGCTGGTTAACTTCGTATAGAAATTACAGAGGTTTATACTCTACAGATGTTCAATTTACTGATACAGAGAAGTCTAGAGCGTTTATTAAAATAACTAAGACTAAAGTTTTAGCTGCCTATGCACAGATTATAGATATTTTGTTTGCTGGAAATAAATTTCCTATAGGTATTCAGCCAACTATATTTCCTAACAATGTGCTCGATTCAGCGTATTTTGACCCTAAAGAGCCTACCGAAGATAAGATAGCAGAAATTACAGGTAAAAAATCAGCTACTGTCAAACGAAAAGATATTCTTAAAGAAGTAGGGGCTTATGAAGATGCCCTTAAAAGTATTGAAGATGAACTTCAAGAAGGTGCTGGGGCAACTCCTACATCTTTTACTTTTGAACCTGCTAAAAAAGCTGCATTGGGAATGGAAAAGAAAATCCATGACCAACTAGAAGAGTCTCATGCTAGTAAACATTTAAGATCAGTTGCTTTTGATATGTCTTTATTTGGTACAGGGGTTCTTAAAGGGCCTTTTGCTTTTGATAAAGAATATCCTAGGTGGAATGAAGAGGGAGAGTATGACCCTATTTTTGAAACCATCCCTAAAGTAGAATCTGTTAGTGTTTGGAACTTTTATCCAGACTATGATGCTAGGAGTATGTCAGAAGCTGAGTATACGATTGAAAGACATCGTATGAATAAATCAGAACTTAGAAACTTAAAAAATAGGCCTTATTTTAGAAAAGAAAGTATAGAATTAGCCATAGAAGGTGGGGCTAACTATACAAAAGAATATTGGGAAACTGAATTAGAAGATAATAGTTCTAGTTTTGAAGTAGATCGGTATGAAGTCCTAGAGTATTGGGGTACAATGGATGCTGAAACTGCTGAACTAGCAGATCTTGAAATCCCAGAAGAGTTAGAAGATAAAGATGAGGTTCAAATTAATGCGTGGGTATGTAATGGAGAGGTACTAAGATTAGTACTTAATCCTTTCACTCCAACAAGATTACCTTATCATGCAACACCTTATGAGTTAAATCCTTATTCTTTCTTTGGTATAGGTCTTGCTGAAAATATGGAAGACACTCAGTTACTAATGAATGGGTTTATGAGAATGGCAGTAGACAACGCTGCATTATCTTCAAACTTACTTATAGAGGTAGACGAAACGAATTTAGTTCCTGGGCAAGACTTATCGGTATATCCTGGCAAAATATTTCGTAGACAAGCAGGAGCACCTGGACAAGCAATCTTTGGAACTAAGTTCCCTAATGTAACTCAAGAATGTTTACAGATGTTTGACAAGGCTAGGCAACTAGCAGATGAGTCAACAGGTATGCCTTCTTATGCACATGGCATGACAGGAGTAATGAGCGTAGGTAGAACTGCATCAGGAATGTCTATGCTAATGGGAGCTGCTGCACAGAATATTAAAGCAGTAGTAAGAAACATAGATGACTATTTACTATCGCCATTAGGCAAAAGTCTCTTTAGTTTTAATATGCAATTTAACTTTGATAAAAACTTAATTGGAGACTTAGAAGTAGTTGCTAGAGGAACAGAAAGTCTTATGAGAAATGAAATAAGATCTCAAAGACTAATACAATTTATGCAAATGTCTGCTAATCCTCAGATGGCTCCATTTGTTAAGTATGATTACATACTAAGAGAACTAGCTTCTTCAATGGATTTAGACGAAGACAAAATTCTAAATGACCCTAGAGAAGCAGCAATACAAGCTAAGATGATGGCAGAGTTGGCAGCACTAATGCCACAGCCACCTCAACAAGCACCTCAACCACCGGAAGGTGGTGGTGCACCAAGCCCACAAGATCCAACAGGAACAGGTGGTGGAAACATAGCCCCAGGTAATGCACCAGAACCAGGAGCACCTGGATTCACAGGAGCAGGTGGGGGAGCAAACACTCCACCCCCAGAAGAACCACAGGGTTAGTAGATGATAAAAGAACAGGCTAGAGAGATATTACCTCTCGTAAATGATCCTGAGATGCACCCTAGATTAATTCAGTATGCAGATCAAAGATTAGAAATTTTAAGACAGCATTTAGAGACAGAAAAAAATCCTCAAAAGATGTCTGAACTCCAAGGAGCTATAGCTGAAATAAAGCGTATATTTACCCTAAAAGCTGAAGTTAGGGGAGAGCTTGAAAAGAAAAAATAAATGGATCAAGAACAAATAGATAAAATTTTACAAGAGCATAGAACTAAAAACTTTGTTCAAAGAATTTTAAATCCAGAAAAAGCCCCAGAACCTTTAATGGTAGAAGGTCAAAAACAAACTCATTTTATGAGGGCTGAGTATCTAGGAAATGAAGATACAATACCAGCAGTTTTTCCTACAGTTATAGAACGAGAAGGAGAATTGTTTAAGTTTGAAGATATAAACAAAGCCAAAGATCATGCTCGTAATACAGGCGAGTTTATACAGTTTGACTCAATAATAGAAGCAGATAATTTTTCACAGAATTATAAAGGCTTACAAGATTCTGAGTTTAATAAGTTTTATAGTCCTGAACAAGATACAGGACTTATGAGTGGGGAAACAATGAATAAAAAAATGAAAAAAGAAATGTATCATGGTGGTATGATGATGCCAGAGATGATTGTAGGTATTGACGAAGTTTCAGGAAATGAAATTCCACCAGGGTCAGATGCAGAGAATGTTCGTGATGATATTCCTGCTGCTTTATCTGAAGGCGAATTAGTTATTCCTGCTGATGTAGTCAGGTATCATGGTCTAAAAGCGTATGAAGATATGCGTATGGAAGCAAAGATGGGTCTCATGTCTATGATGGCAGAAGGTCAAATCGTATCATTAGACGAAGAAGAATCTGAAGATTCTGAAGAAGAATACGAACACACTATGGATCCAACTAGCCATGTTGAAAAAAATGAAGATACAGGAATGTATTGTGTCTATGATATAGATGGCAATAAAGTCAAAGAGTTTAAAACTAAAAAAGAAGCTAACGAATATGCTAAACAAAATCATGATGAGTTAATGGCTTCTAGTAATGTAGAAGAAGCTGAAGTTTCTGTAGAAGAAGAAGGAATGGATCTTAAAGAAGACTCTGAAGGAGTTAAAGCCTACCCAACAGAAAAAGACGATATAGATATGATGGAGATTGGAGACAGTTCTATTATAAAACTATTTGTTAAAGGCCTAATGGGAAAATAGATGGCTCGGCAAGGACATGAATTTGTTGATAGTCAAAATGTGGCTAGAGAAAAATTAAGAAAAGAGTATACCTCAAAGAAGTGGCATGGTGGAAAAGGATCTGCCAGACGCAGTTCTGAAAATTCTGAAGACTATAAAGATGGTTGGGACAGAATTTGGGGTAACAAAAATAAAAAATCACAATAAGAATTTTGCAGACCGGCTACCTGCTTAACCCTCATATTTATATGAGCTACTTAACAGCCCCATAAGGAGTAAAATTATTATGGCAAAATATCAAGGTGCATATCGAAATGAACTCGATAAAGAAGATGAAGTCCCACAAGCACAGGGACAAGAAGAAGCAGTAAATACTGCCCCTCTAAATGCTGAAGAAGAAACTTTTAAAAAGCGTTATGGAGATTTGCGAAGACATAATCAGACTGTTAAAAACAAGTATGAAGATGAACTCGCTAAACTTCAGGGACAATTAGCTGATGCTACTAAAGCTCAGATTAAGTTTCCTAAAACAGAAGAGGAGATTGATAACTGGTCAAAACGCTACCCGGATGTAGCAGCAGTTATTGATACTATTGCGAAGAAACGATCTCTGGAAGTTCTTGAGATTGGCGAACAGAAAATGGAAAGGTTACGAAATCTTGAAGATACTATCGTCAGGGAAAGAGCTGAAAAAGAGCTTAAAGAAGCCCATCCAGATTTTGATGACATTCGCATGGATAAAGGGTTTCATGAATGGGTGGCAACACAGCCAACCTCTATTCAAGATTCTTTATACAAGAATACAACTGATGCTAGAGTGGCTGCAAGATCTATTGATCTGTATAAAGCAGACATGGGTATGCAAAAAACAAAAGGTAAAAAACCTAGTAAAAAAGATGCTGCTCAATCTGTAGGTCGTTCTACTAGAACTAGCCCTCAAGATTCAGTTAAAGCTAATTTTTCAGAAAGTATGGTTTCTAAAATGAGTCCACAAGAATATGATGCTAATGAAGCAGCTATTATGGATTCAATGAAAGCCGGAACTTTTGATTATGATTTATCAGGTGCTGCTAGATAATTAATGTATAATTAATAGTAGCCCTTGCTAATTCACTTATATTCTGTTATATATAAGTGGAATGAATTGTATTTCGGTACAGTTCGCCCAAAGTACATACGAGCCGACTCGTTCCTACCTCTAGTGCTTTTATTTCAAGAAAACAACGAATAAGACAACCTTACTTTTAGGCCCACTAGACTTTTAAAGTGATACCCTAAATCAGTTAAGCCCTTTTGCGTGGATTTTTTTGTTTATGTGTAAAATGTAAAACTTTTTGTTTTATGTTTGGCTATATTTTTATTTAAAGGAGAAATAATATGGCATTTGCAAAAGCTAGTGGATACGCTAACTTACCCAATGGTAACTTTAGTCCAGTAATCTACTCACAAAAAGTCCAAAAAACATTTAGGAAACTAAGCGTTGTTGAGGACATTAGTAACACCGACTATTTCGGTGAGATCTCTGATTTTGGCGATAGTGTAAAAATTATCAAAGAACCAGAAATCACAGTAACAGCCTATGAAAGAGGAACAGCAGTAGCTGCCCAAAACTTAGCTGATGCTGATTTTAGTATGGTTATTAACCAAGCTAACTATTTTATGTTCAAAGTTGATGACATCGAAGCGAAACATTCTCATGTTAACTTCATGGATCTAGCTACTGATCGTGCAGCATTTAAATTAAAAGATACTTTTGACGCAGAAGTTCTTGGTCATTTATCAGGTTTCACAGGTAGTGCAGGTTCATACGCTGAGAGAGCATCTCTTGAAACAGGAAGTACTAAAGCCAACTCAGGTGCAGGTAATGATGAACTTCTAGCAGCTAACAAATTAGATATTACCGATTTCGGTGGTTCTGATATTGGTGGCGATTCTAGTCTTACATCTATCCCTGTAAATGCAGCAGGTAATGTAGCAACACCTCTTGATGTTCTTAACAGAATGGCAAGATT